ATCTGACCACTCATTGTGTTCAAGAATACATCAAATACGGTCAAGTCATTACAGTCGTTAAGATTTTGAATGCCGGATATCAACCAGCATACAGTTACGTTCATCAATCATCGAGTTATAACGCGCTTTCAACTGCATCTTCTGGATCAGTGACATATGGCGCAAGTGAAATGGCGTTCAAAATCGTTTCACTTTCTGATGGTGACATTATGAATAGTGGACAACTTGGCGCAGCAATTTCCGGGTCAGGTTATTCATCTGATTCTTCAACGAATAATTTATTAGTCAGTGGAACACAATTCAACGCTAGATGGGAAATTGCAAATGTTGATCCTTCTAGAGGTGTATTTGACCTCTATATTCGTAGAGGTGATGACATTGAAAATAGAAAAGTTCTTTTAGAGCAATATAGTCAAATTTCACTTGACCCAAATACTCAAAACTACATTGCAAGAGTCGTTGGTGATCAAGTTAACACTTTGAGATATGATTCAAATGGTTCACCTTATTTAGAGCGTTCAGGTTCATATCCAAACCGAAGTAGATTCATCAGAATCGAAGGCGTTAGAAATACGTTGAATTACATCAACAGTAACGGTTCAATCCGGGACGTTTCACTTTCTGGTTCTTTACCAGCAGCAGTTTCAGGAACATTCGGTGGAGGTAGTGAAGGTAACGTAATTCATCCAAGAGCGATGAATGAATTAATCTTTGCAACCAATACTCAAGGATTCAATCCTGCTTCTCAATCTTGGGGTTATACGGCCTATGATGATGCAATTAACATCTTGAGTAATAAAGACCAATATGACATTAACTTGTTATTTACACCTGGTCTGATGGACAACTTGAATGGACATGGAGCGATGATCACTCGTGGAATCAACATGTGTGAAGATAGGGGTGACATCATGTATGTCATCGACCCAACTTATAAAGGTAGCACGGTTGGCCAAGCACAATTAGCAGCAGAAGCGAGAAATACGAATTACGCAGCATATTATTACCCATGGTGCCAAATTCCTGATCCAGACTTGGGTCGGAATATTTGGGTTCCACCTTCAGCAGTTGTTTCAGCAGTTTATTCATTCAATGACTTAGTTGCTCATCCATGGTATGCACCAGCAGGTTTGAATAGAGGAACTTTGGACACGGTTATTCAAACTGAACGATTAATGACTCAAGGTGACAGAGACAATCTTTACATCAAGTCAGTTAATCCAATCGCTTCGTTCCCACGTCAAGGTATCACTGTTTGGGGTCAAAAAACCCTTCAAAAGAAACAGTCAGCCTTGGATAGAATTAATGTAAGAAGATTGTTAATCGATGCGAAGAGATTCGTTGCTTTCACGGTTAAATATCTAGTATTCGAGAACAACACGGTTGAAACCAGAGCAAGATTCATCGAATTAACGGATCCATATTTCAGAAGAGTTAAGAACCAACAAGGTTTGTACGATTATAGAATCATCATTGATGAATCGAACAACACTCCTGATGTAATTGATAGAAATGAAATGAGATGCCAAATTTATCTAAAGCCAGCAAAGACTGCGGAATTCATCATTGTTGACTTTGTGATTCTACCAACTGGAGCACTTTTCCCAACTGATACAAACGAGTAAATTTTCATTCCTAACTCTTGATGTAAAAAGTTGAGAGTTAGGATATTTATATGAAACCCAATTCGGGAAAATGAAAAAAGAAATGAGGAAATCATAAATGCCAAGATTATTAGTCCCTGATTCGTATCACCCAATTCTTCAATTTAGATATTGGGTCACGACTTCAAAATTACCTGGGGCGCAATATTACTGCAAAGCAGCAACGCAGCCAACCGCTCAAGGTGCTCCGGTGACAGTTGAATACGTCAACTCTTATTTTAAAGTTAAGGGAAAGTTGAGATGGGATTCGATCACGTTATCTGCTTATAACTTTGAAGGAATCACTGCAACTGAACTTTGGGCTTATTTACAAGAACACCAAGCCGTAGATTCTGCAACAGATACCAGAGCACCGAGTTACAAGCACGATATGCAATTGATGTTGCTTGGACCAGATGAAGCACCAGTCGGAACTTGGAAATTAGTCGGTGCATTCTTTGAATCCGTTGCTTGGGGATCGCATGACAGAGGAACTGACGACGTTTCAACCGCTGAAATAACGGTTTGTTATGATTACGCCACTTATTCATAAATTAAAAAGAAAAGGAAAGATAAATTATGCCACAATTTTTAGTCGATTTACTTGTTAACCTTTGGGACAAGTTCAAAGCAAAGAATGCTAAAATCGCAACCTTAATCGTTCTTGCATTAATGACTTTGGTTTACTTTGCAGATAAAGGTTCGCTTGCTGGTGTCATCACATTACCAGAATGGGCTGCAACTGCAATCCAATGGCTCGGAACTGTTTTACTTGCACTTCAAGGTTCAAGAACTTCAGTTGACATGAAGAAAATCGAAGCCAATACAGAAGGTTAAGTTTTAATTGGTTCCAAACAATAGGAAATGAAATTAGGGACTTGGTTTAATTACCTTGTCCCTATTTTTGTGAAATTTATTTCAATTTTGAATTGCTATTGAAAAAATTGTTCAACTTCAAATTTTTCCAATAATGGTTTCTCTAACTTCATCTTCTCCTAGAAGTGAATATTTAACCAATTTATATTCAAAATCAATTGATTTAATTTCAATTTTGGTGAAACCATTTTCTATCTTGAGATAAAAATTTGTATTCAATTTCATAATGTGAATTTTTAAATTGATCTTTAAAGATTTATGACAGAAGCAATCAATTGAACTGAACTGCGATTTGCTTTTAAAGTAACTTTCAAACCTTTTTGAATTAATGTTCCATTGTCATTCCAAAGTTGGATGGTGAATGACTTTGTGGTCATCGCAATCATTTTCAAACCAAATCCTACAAGACACGATTTCATTGCTTTCTTATACTCTGAAAAGGATTCATATTCTTTCTCATCTTCCCAGCGCGACATCAGGTTCTCAAAAGTCACAATTACCGGGTGACTGAATTTGTTGATCGTTTCCCACATTTTAAGTGGTTCTAATTTGGAAAGATTTTGAATTTCGGTTGTCATGTTCTTATTTGTTTGTTAAATTAATACCATAAAGGTATGACATCTAGAATTAACTTCCAAATCTTTTCAAAGATATTTTTCAGAAAAGTTGATATTTATTGATATGCCTAGACTTTTAGTTCCAGAAGCATTCCATCCGACGCTTCAATTCAGATATACGATTTTCACGACCAGGTTGCCATTTGCGATTTTTCACGCACGGTCGGCGACCCTCCCGACAATTGAAAATCATCCCATTGAAATCCATCATGGAAACGGATCCTATTGGGTTAAGGGAAAAACCCATTGGAATTCAATTAACATTCGATGTTATCACTTTGAAGGAATCACTCAAACTGAATTCTGGACTTATCTCCAGCAACATCAATTTGTCAGGGAAGCAATTGATTTTCAAAATGCAATTTACAAGCACGATCTGCGAATTATGACCGTAACGCCTGAAGAAATTCCGTTGGGAACTTGGATCCTTCACGGAGCGTTTTATGAAAATGTCAACTTTGGTGAATTGAATCGATCATCGGATGAAGTGGTTGAAATTGACTGCACGATCAGATATGATTATGCGATTTTCAAACCTTTAATTGGTTAATTTCAATTTTCCAACCACATGGCCGCTTAATATTTCCATTTGTATAATTTCTTGTAATCTTAAAATTCTTTATTTTTATTGATTTCAACATTCTCTCGATATAATTTTGACCAAGATGCGTATCAATAAAAATACCATCATGTTCTAAGATTTGATCTTTAATTGTTGAAAAGTCAAATGGCGTGTTTGAAATAATAATTGAATTCATAATCCTATCTGTTTTAATTGTGAAGTTCAACCAAAATATAAGGATATTCACTCCCACGTTCACCTCGAATGTCGTGAGTTATTTGAACGACTTTAAGTGAAGTTGAATTTCCCTTTCGTTTACAATAAACTCGTTCTCCAATATTCGGAACGCGAGCAAAAACAATAACTTCTGAACAATCGTAATCATCCAGATTTGTGAAACATCGTCCTTTTATCATGATTTTAGATTTTTATTGGTTAATCAACTAATTTTTGAATTTTTCCAAGTCTGGAAATTTCAGATCTAAAGAATCTTGTCGGTTTTTGTGGTTTGAAATGATAATATGGCGTACAATTTACTTGTATGCAATTTTTTGAGTAGACCACTTTCTGCCCATTGAGTATTCTAACAAGACCGAAAAATTTCAAATATGGCATTCTTGGTGAAATGTAACAAACATAATCACCTTTCTTTATTTTAGAAATTGTTGCATCTATGAATTTCATGTCTTTTTTAAATTTTGTTCAACAAAGATAAGTAATCAAAAATTAACTTCCAAATCTTTTCAAAGATATTTTTCAGAAACTTTGATATTTATTGGAAAGAGGAAATCAATTGGCAAGATTAACACCAGAAAATAACAATCCACAATTATCATTCAGATTTAAAGTGATATTTTCTGAATTAGCGGACATTGGAATTTATGCAAAAGCGGTTCAACTTCCAACGGTTGACAATTCACCAATCACGGTTGAATATGGAAATACTCAAATGAAAGTTAAGGGAAAGACGAAGTGGAATGATATAACTCTGACCTGTTATGCCTTTGAAAAAAAGACCATCAATCAATTATGGGGATATTTGAATGATCTCCATCAGGATGTCACGTTGGGAACAGACGAATATCCTGAAACATATAAGAAAGACATTCAACTTCAACTTCTCAGTCCTTCTGATGTAGTTGTTGGAACTTGGAAATTAATCGGAGCATTTATGGCTTCGGTCAATTTTGGAGAATTTGATTATGCAGCAGAAGAAGTCGTTCAACCACAATTGGTCATCAGTTATGATTACGCGATGTTTGAGTCCACTACGATTTAATGAAAATTCAATCAAGATTAATATTTATAGAAAAGGAATAAAATTTTAAAATATGCAAGATTCAAAAGTAAAAGTGACTTCAACGCCACTTCCACCACAAGAAAGAACTGAAATTCCATATTCAAATGGTCCAAACCCAAATCCTACATTTGAACAGGATTTAGTTCAGGAATTTAAATCTCAAATGTTTCCAACCAACATCGTTCAACTTCCTTCAAAGGGACTTCTTTATTCAGAAGATGATCCGTTATCAAAGGGAATTATTGAAGTCAAAGATGTCACGACTAAAGAAGAAAATATTCTAACGACTGAATCCTACATCAAGTCGGGAATTGTAATTGATAAATTCCTACAGAGCATCATTGTGGCGCCCAAATTTAACTTCGACAACCTTTTAATTGGGGACAAGGATCAACTTATACTTGCATCTAGAATCTACGGCTACGGGGCAAATTATGGGTTTGAGGTAACCACTCCTTCAGGTAAGAAACAGAAGGTTGAAATCAATTTAGAAGAAATTGAACCTAAAGAAATTGATGAATCTCTGTTCAATCATGAAAATCGATTTGATTATTCATTTGAAAATCGAAAGGGGAAATTTGATCTTGAATTCAAACTCTTGACCATCGGTGATAACAAGAAAATTGATGAAAAACTCAAGAGAAAGAAAGCAGGAGCAGAAGATACTCAAGTTACAACTAGATTGGAACAGATGATTCTTTCAGTTAATGGAAATTCGGATCCGAATTTGATTCGATTATTCATTGCAAATGACTTTCTCGTTAAGGATTCACGAGCATTCAGGGATCACGTTGCTAAGATGCAACCAGGGCCGAATATGGAAATTGAAATTATAGACGAGGAAACCGGAGACTCCTTTCTCGCTGCTCTTACCATCGGACCAAACTTTTTTTGGCCTGACCTCGGAGTATGATAGAACGGTGATGGATCAGGTGTTTGATCTGAGTTATTATACTCACGGTGGATTTCCATTTGAACAGGTTTATAATATGCCTGTTAACGTTCGATCATATTATTATGCTAAACTCGTAGCAATAAAAGAAGCAGAGGCAGAAGCCTCTGAAAAGGCTCAGAAACAAAATAAGGGCGGAAGATAAAACTTCTTGCCCTATTTTTATCTTTAAAATCTTCCATTAACGGTATCTTTGTAATATTCGAATTCTTCTTCGGATATGTCCTTCCAAAATAAACAAATCCATTCTCTTGAATATAATTCTTTTTGAATCCTCAGCCAAATAAAAGGATGTGAAAAAGAATCACAGACTTGTAGAGTCCTGGTTGTTCCGGTCGAACTTTGACATTGGAAGACTGCGAAATAATAATCGAGTTTCATAATTTAATTTGAAAGCGTTCCTTCATTTGTTCAATTTTTTCATCAGGAACGTTGTGAATATTTTTATTTCCGTGTCGGTTTTCTACGATCAAAGAAACAACTTGATAGCCGTATTTTTCAGACAATTTGAAGTAATCTTCGAATTCCCATTCTTGGGTGAAAGTGTTGGCTACGAAGATTTTCTCAGTAGATCCCTTCCAAATTTCTTCACTTCCTTCAAAAGGATTCATATGAAATTCACAACGAGATTTGCACCAAGCATGAGCATCTTTTAATTTAGATGGATTCCAATTATAGGTTCCTTCTGAATCTTCAAAATACATATCAGCACTCAGAACTGGATATTTTCCGTTTTCGGATAGAAGGTTAGCAGTGGTCGTTTTTCC